CCGCAAGAGGCTGCATCGGAATGTCGGCGCCCCATGAAAAAAGCTGATCCAGGCCAACTGTTTGTATGCGAACGGGCGGACGTAGTTAGGCATCTTGGTCAGGACCGACATTCCAATGCAGCTTCGACAGGTGGCCACTGCCTTCCCAGTGAGCGAACGAAAGGAGTCACTGCCATGAAGCGCTAACCCACCGTTGCCGAGCAACAGCATCCCCAGCCGCTACAGTGCTGGGCGCTTGGACCGACGAGAGAATATCGGTTCCGGAGAGCGCGCTTTGTCAGCGCCCCGCAGCGGGTATATCCCACAGGATCTGCTGGTGACATCAGCGCCGGACAAGTAACCGGTACCGCAGGCGAGTCCGAGGGCAAAGCTGGCCAGACTCGACGCACGGGAGGAAGCGCTCCCCGCCTGCATTCCTTCCCCTAATTCAAAACCGCATCGGCAGACGCCAGGCCAGTCTCACGGCTGGGTTTGGTCACCCGGGCCTTGCATCTGGCCAATGCGGTTTATAAGGACAAGCCATGAATTTTCAGCCACCCGATCCGGCACCACACGGGCATTGCCTGCGGTGCAAGTCGTTCGTTATCGAGGATGAGCAGAGAGGCGGTATCTGTATCGATTGTCAGCCTGCTGAAGACGGCGAAAAGCCGGCCTTCCCTGTGGCGGCAAACGAATACGCCGGTCACGGCCCGTCACTGGGTATCACCGTCCGCGATTACTTTGCTGCCGGTTTTGCGCAGGCCCAAGCGACCGCAACGAGCGCTGACAGCGGTTACATCATTCCAGATTACGTCGACCCGCGCGGGGACGAATCTGTCGCACAAAAGATTGCTCGCATTTCTTACGCGTTGGCCGACGCCATGCTGGCTGCCCGCTCCAAGTAAACCACCGCCACTCTGGAGGCGACCATGCACCCAAGCATTCAAAGCCGACGCGAAGTTCTTTCGGGGCTGCGCCAGCGCTCGCAAATCGCAACCGCCGACTTCTACCGGCTGGTCGGAATCGGCGAGCCGGTGCGTGCGCCTCGCTTTCTGGTGTCGCCAGCCGGCCTCGCTTTCTTCCATATCATCGATAGCCGCACCGGCAAGGTGAAGGGCTTTCGTCGTGACCATAACGCTGCCTGCGCCTTTGCGCGAAAGCTTGAACGGGAGTAAATGCCATGACCGACTTTCTCGACACTCCAGAAGGCCCTGACTGGCTTCACGATGCAATCAACGCACTGATCTGCGGCGAGAACGTGACCGCGCCGCGCGCCCATGGCAAAGCCGTTTCCCTGGTCACTCCGCAGTCGTTGTGGGAAGCAGTCGCCGAGCATCTTGGGGCGCAAGAACACATCGCCCCGCTACTCACCGACAACCGCGAATATCCGATTGAGCGAATGCTGTGCGAGGTCATTGCCGACGGCCGCCGTGTGCATGGCAAGGTCTTCGATCTGGCATGTGAGGCGTTAGGCCAGTCGAAGCATGGCCACCCTACCGCGCTGCATGACGTTGCCGAAGCGCTGATCAAGCCTTGGGCCAATGAATATGGCCGAGCTCGCGCAGATGAAGTAGCGGCGGATGAAGCCATCAGTCGAGCGGAGCAGCGCAAGGCGGACGCGGCATGACCTCCTACCAACGCGCCCAGCGTTTCTGGTTCTGGCGCGGCTCTTCTATCGCCCTACTGTTCTTCACTGCCTGGATGCTGGCAAGCGCCTACTCCGGCCAGCTCACTCAATAACCCCATACCTTCAAGCGCTGCGTGCATCGCGGCAAGGATTCCTCATGTCCGCAGAACAACAGCTCATCACGATTGACGACATCAGCGAAGAAAACGCACCCACTATCTTCGTGGCTGGCGGCCTATCGCGGTTCATCGACGCTGTAAAAGATGAGGTTTGCGCCGAGGTCCCAGACCTGACAACCAAGAAAGGTCGAGATCGAATCGCGAGCCTTTCGGCCGCCGTCAGCAAGCGTAAGGCGGCCGTCGAGAAGCCGGGGCGCGACTATCTGCGCCATATCAAAGCACTGCCCAAGGTGGTCGAGGATGAGCTGCGCGAATTTGTGATCGCCATGAACACTCTGCGCGACCAGGTACGCCAGCCACTGACCGACTGGGAAGCTGCTGATACGGCCCGAAAGGACAGGCATGTCGATGAGATTCAAGCAATCGAGGATCTTGCTGTCGATCTTGGATTGCTGACTGCGTCAGAACTCCGGGCCGGCATAACCACTGCGGAAGCCGTCCAGATTGACAAGCACTGGGAAGAATTTGAGGTCGAAGCTGCCCGTACCAAGGACCATGTCCTGACCAGGCTGCGCGCCGCCCTCTCCGCTCGCGAGCAGTACGAAGCCGAGCAGGCCGAACTGGTTCGGTTACGTGCCGAGGCTGAGGCTCAAGCCAAGCGCGACCGCGAGGTAGAGATTGCTCGGGCCGCCGCAGAGAAAGCCCGTATCGAAACCGAACAGAAGGCTCAGGCCGAGCGTGATGCTGCCCTGAAGCGCGAAGCAGAAGCCAAGGCAGCAGCGGATCGCCGGGAGCTGGAGCTGAAACTTGCAGCCGAACAATCGGAGCGAGCAGCCGCACAGGCTGCCCGGGAAAAGATCGAGGCCGAGCAGCGGGCCGCGCAGCAGAAGATCGACGACGAGAAACGCCACCAGCAAGCAATGGCCAAGGCCGAAGCTGACCGTATCGCCGCCGAACAGCGTGCCGAAAATGAACGGATCGACTCCGAACGCCGGCAGGCTGAAGCCGCCGAACGTTCACGACTGGCAGAGATTGCCCGCCAAGAAGCCCAAGCCGCCGAAGTGAAGCGCCAGGCCGAAGCCCGCGAGGCCGACAAAGCCCACAAGGCCAGGATCAATCGCGCTGCGTTGGATGCATTTGTCGCCGGCGGCATGACTGAGGAATGCGCCAAGCAGGCAATCACCCTCATCGCTCAACGCAAGATCCCAGCAATCGCCATCACCTACTGAGGTCGTCATGAACGAGATCATCCAAATACCGGCGCGCGAAGCTTCAGGCCTCACCGCCGCCGAGACTCACCGCTTCTCGGCTGTGGAAATTCGCCAACGCGTGAACCTGGTGCAGGAAGTGATGCAAGGCATCATGAAGCGCGAAACGCACTACGGCACCATCCCTGGCACTCAGAAGCCGACGCTGTACAAGCCCGGCGCCGAGGTGCTTTGCGTGACCTTCAGGGTTGCGCAGGAATACAAGATCGAAGATCTGTCCGTCCAAGGTGTAGCCCGGTATCGGGTCACCTGCGTGGGCCGCCATCAGATTTCCGGCGTGGCTCTTGGCGAAGGCGTTGGCGAGTGTTCCTCCAGCGAGGAGAAGTACAAGTGGCGAGGCGTGATCTGCAAGGCAGAACTGGACGCTACTCCGGAAAACCTGCGCCGGAAAAAGTACTACAAGAACGGCAACACCGCCGACCAGATCCGCACCGAGCCGGCCGACCTGGCGAACACTATCCTCAAGATGGCCTGCAAGCGCGCCATGATCGCCATGACGCTCAACGTCACCGCAGCCTCGGACATCTTCACGCAAGACATTGAAGACCTGCCAGAAGAGCTGCGGCCACAAGAGTCGTTGCAGACGGGGAACCACAAGCCAACTCCAGCTCCTCACGATCCGGAGCTGGCTGATCATTGGATTGCTCAAGCCAATGCAGCAGCCACACCGGAAGCCCTTACAGAGGTTTGGAAGGCAGGCGTGTCGGCAATTAACGAGGTCAAAGACATGACCTCTTACGAGGCATTCAAGGTGGCGGTCGGAGCGCGGGGCGTGACCCTGAAGGCCGCAAAGGCGAAGCCTGAGCCGGAAACTGAAACGGCAGCTGCTGAAGACGCCGTCGCGGACGAAGAAGTCGAATTTGAGGAGGTGTCAGCATGATCATCGTAAATTGCGCCCAGGGCTCAGAGGCTTGGCACCAGGAGCGGGCCGGCGTTATCACCGCCAGCATGTTCGGCGATGCCCGAGCTCGACTGAAGTCAGGCCCGAACAAGGGCGAGCCTACAGCCAAGGCTTTGGATTACGCATTCCGCCTTGCCGTAGAGCGTATCGGCGGCAAGCCGCTGGATAACGGTTTTGAAACTTGGCAAATGCGCCGGGGGCATGAGCTGGAACCTGAGGCGCGGATGGAGCACGAAATCCAGACCGGTCTGATGGTTACTCAGGTGGGACTGGTCAAGACCGATGATGGTGTGTTCGGAGCCAGTGCCGACGGCTTCATCGGCGAAGATGGCGGCGCAGAATACAAGTGCTTCCTCGCGCCGGAAAAGCTCCGCTCGTTCCACATCGACAACGATGCCAGCGAAATCATGGATCAAGTCCAAGGCTGCATGTGGATCACTGGGCGCAAATGGTGGCACATCGGGATGTACTGCCCGGACCTAAAGGTGGTTGGTCGCCAGCTCTGGTGGAAAGAGTTCCAGCGCGATGACGACTACATAGAAAAGCTGGAAGAAGACCTCTGGCAGTTCAAGCTCTTGGTTGACGGGTACGAGGAGAAATTGCGGAGCAAAGCAGCATGATCAGCAATCACCTCAATCTGGTCGAGCAACAGCGGCAGAGCGCCGAGGCGATATCAGCTCAAGTCGCTCAGTACCTGTCGGCCGGCGGGCAGATCGAACAACTGAAATGCCCGCCGCGCAAACCACTACCGCCACCCCGCTCCCAAAAAATAGACCCTGAAACAGTACTCAAACGGCGCCCCAAGGCGCTTTCGCTGACCGAGCGCAGGGCTCTCCGCAAAATGGCGGACTCACTATGAGCAAGCGGAAACCGAATAACTGCTTCGCCCGGGTAGAGCGCAGCTGCCGATCGCTGCTCCGCACCAATCACGTCGCAGTCGTGAACATCGACCCAAGCGGCGCCCAGATCATGGCGAACTGGAAAAGCTGTCGCCAAATTCGGAGTCTGGCGATTGCCAACGCTCTGTTCGATTTCTCCTACCGCTGGACGATTTACCTCAGCGCCATGTGTCGAGACGAGCGCGGCGTTGAGTACGTTAAGTCGGTCGAGATATCGCCGGAGGGCATTTACAAAGTGGAGCGCCTAACGGATGCCATCGAGCATTACTACCTGGAGCTGCGAAACAGCTGCAACCCGAACCACATGATCGCGTCAGGCTGGATCGCCGTTCCCGCGGAGGTGTCGCTTGAAGAGGCGCAGGCCGCAAAACTGTTCTATGCCGCCGGGGCCTGGCATCAGGTGAAGGTAGCCGCGTGAGACGAACCATCGACCGGGCGCACCAGCGCCGCAAACAGACCTGGCTGGATTTGCCGGCCAGTGGGATAGAAGAGGTAGGTCATGGCCAAGAGTGGACAAGAGCGATCGGCCAAAGCTGCCAGGAAGCGGGTGGAACTTGCCGAGGAAGAACTGAGGCTGAGGGTTCGACCCGGCACCCGCCAGGCGCTGGCAGACCTGATGGAGTGGTCAGGCATTACTGAGCAGGGCGAGGCGATGACGCTGATGATTCATCGACTGCACGAACTTGGCGCATCAAGAAGCAAGCCGATACTTGAGCCGCCGCGCCACGAATTCGAGATATCGGAAAACGTGGCGCGGGAATTCCGCAACAAAAGCCTGCTCGCCATCCAGAAAGACCCGGGCGACGAGATCATCGAACCGGAACTATAGCGACCGGTCCACGAAAAATGCAGCAGACTCTTTCCCGGCCTCCTCAGCTTTTTCTCTCGATTCAAATGGCCCTTTGAGTTGTTCAACTCGCTGCTCGCCGGCGGACTCATCAAGAACGGCGTAAACATTCAGTTTTTGAACGACGTTTGAATCATCAAGGACGTACTCAATACGGACTTTTTTGCCCTTGTACAGCAGGAGGCCTGGATGCCCTTCAAATTGTTCAAAACTCATAGATTCGCTCCTTGACCCGGCCCTATGCCGGTAACCCGTAATACCTCACCCAAAACCAAATTGCCACCATCCAGTCACTGGAGGGCGGCGCCTACCCGAGGTAACCGCAATGCCCGTTCTCCACAGCATCATCCACAGGATCGACAAGAAGCCTGACGGCAGCCCGGCGGTCCTGCACTACAGCGGCGCCGAATTGGTCGAGAGCCAAGCCCGCGACGAACTGATCAACCAGTTCAACGAAAGCTACAACGCCAAGACCGGCAAGGCCTGGGGATTCTTTCGTACCGAATCTGGCGCCTTCCCTTTCAGTGGATGGCTCAGCAAGTACCTGGCCGGCAACGAAGGTTTCGTTTCCTTCAGCGACAACGCCGTCGAGCATCTGACGAGGCTGATGGAAGAGTCGAATCTCTCAGTCGGGGGCAACGCCTTATTCTGCCACTACCAGCAAGGCCTGACCGAATACCTGATCATTGGCTTGATGCAGGAAACCGAAGCGGTTGCGATGACCGACGGACTGACGCTGCTTCCAATCCGACACCTGGATCTGGATCACATCAATCTGGCGGCCCGAATCAACCTCAGCGAGTGGAAGAGCAATCCCGCGTCACGGCAGTACATATCGTTCATCAAGGGCAAGAATGGGCGCAAGGCGAACGACTACTTCCGCGACTCCATTGGCTGCCAAGAAGGCGTCGACGGCCCTGGCGAAACCCGAACACTGCTCAAGGCGTTCAGCGACTTCGTTGAAAGCGAAGACCTCGGCGAAGAGTGTGCCCGCGAGAAGACCAACACACTGGTCAGTTACGCTATGGCTCAGGCGAAACTGGGCGAGCCGATTACGCTGGACGAACTGTCCGAAGTACTCGACGACGACCAGCCAAAGGCGTTTGCCGACTTCATCCGGAACAAGGATTACGGCATTTCGGATTCGCTCCCGCCGGACAAGAAGACCCTGAACAAATTCCGTCGCTTCACCGGCCGCTCTGATGGCCTGTCGATCAGCTTCGAACAGCACCTTCTGGGCGACAAGGTCGAGTTCGACGAAGCCGGTGGCACCCTGACACTGCGTGGACTGCCTACCCAGCTCACTGAACAGCTCAAGCGCGCCGCTGCCTGACTGCGAATGGGGGTGGCGACCCGCTTCGCCACCATGCCGCGACCTAAATTTGTAATCACCGAAAAGCGGTCGTGACAGCTTGAAGACTTCGTCAAGGAAGGAGTCGAAGCGCAGAGCACGGCTCAACAGGTTTTGTTAAAAATCTCCGACATTTTATGGTTTTCGATTAACCAACGAGCCAGCTCACCAAACTGGCCGGGATCATCTTTAAAGATATGCGCTGTTCTTGGACTGATTGTCGGAGAGCTGATAAGCGGCCCCGGGTACTTTATCAAGTCGTACCTAAAAGAATAATCCCAGTTTGCGACGGCTGCCAAACTGAGCGATATATTAGTTTCCTTTACCAGGTTCCATAACTCCTTTTGATCGCTGATACTCATGCGCTCGCCAATGTAGACAGACTTAATGCACTCCAAAGGGATATCCATAGTTAAAACTGGATAACCGCTCATAACCTTGTCAGTGTCTCTCAGATCCGCGATTGATCTTACCAAACGAACTTCCTTTTCATACGCCCATACGTTTGACTTAACGCAAAGATCTGAAATAGGTACAGGGTGGTCGTAAAAATCGGACAGGTTGAAAACCGGACGGCGCTTTTGATATTTTACTGGATTAAGCCCGTTGAAAAATTCGTGACCCTCATCAAATTCAATTACTGCTCCAGAGTACTCACCAGCGTAATGCCCCCACATCAGCAAACTATCGCTATTGCGACTTAGACATAAAATCCCCAAGTTTGAATTCAGATCAGCCACTATATTCCGCGCTTGGATATCGCTTCTAAATCTATCGTCTCCTGGCAGATGACTGCGATCTAACCCCTTCCTTCGGGGACTGACTACGCAAAATGAAAACTGCCCAATATTCTCTTCCGTTCCTTCAGGAATGTTGAATTGCGGGAGTAGCTCAAATGGATCGTTGAACGCCCCTGGCTGGGTAAATCGAATGCTTCCTTCCAGTATTTTTTTTGCAGTGCTGGAAGTTACGTACTTGTACAAACCCATCGCGACTCCTTCTTCCGGCTCCATGCCGGGCCGAACACAAATACCCCACTTCAACGAATCACGCCAGCCGGCGAGGATCCTCTATGTCCGCACATCACAAAAACCTCCAGTTCATCCATGGCCAGCCAAGCATGGGCTTGCCCTTTCAGAAAGAGCTGGTGGTGGACCTGTTCGCCGGTGGCGGCGGCGCCAGCACTGGGATTGCCCGGGCGTACCGCGAGCCGGATGTGGCTGTAAACCATAACCCGATCGCTCTGGCCGTGCACCGCGCCAACCATCCGCAGACTGCCCACTACGTCGCTGATGTTTTCGAAGTTGATCCGGTATTGGCAACTGGAGGCCAACCGGTCGGCATCCTCTGGGCTTCGCCAGACTGCCGCCATCACAGCAAGGCCAAAGGCGGTGCGCCGCGTGATCGGGGCGTTCGTGGGCTGGCCTGGGTGGTTGTGCGCTGGGCTCACGCAACCCGGCCGCGCCTGATGTTCCTCGAGAACGTCGAAGAGTTCTGCGACTGGGGCCCTATCGACGAAGAGGGCCAGCCGATCAAGGCTGAGCGCGGGCGCACCTTCAAGTCGTTCATTGCCGCGCTCAGTACTGGACTGGCAGCCGATCACCCGGACATGCCGGAGATTCTGGAATCGATTGGCGAGCATGTGCCAGTTGACGCCTTGGTGCGCGGCCTCGGCTACGACGTCGAATGGCGCGAGCGAATCGCGGCCAACGCTGGCACCCCTACCATTCGCAAGCGCCTGTACCTGGTGGCACGCAGCGACGGAAAGCCGATAGTTTGGCCAGCGCCGAAACGCCACAAAATGCCCACCGCCAAACAACAACCGTGGCGCACTGCTGCGGAGTGCATCGACTGGAGCAACTTAGGCCGCACGATCTTCCGTGACAAGCCCATGGCGGTGAACACTATGCGCCGCGTAGCCAAAGGCTGCTGGCGCCATGTGCTGACCAGCGCGAAGCCGTTCATTGTGCCGATGCGTGGTACATCGGAAGCGCACACCAGCACCCACGGTGTGGACGAAGCGCTCTCGACCATCAGCGCCGGCGGCACTCATCACGCGCTAGTGCAGCCGGTGGCAGCGCCATTCCTCACCGAGTGCGCCAACGGATCATCGCAGCGCAACTTTAACGTGCAGGAACCGCTGCGCACCCAGGTGGCTCAGGTCAAAGGCGGTCACTTCGCCATGGTCGCTGGACACCTGACTCACCTGACACATCACGGTGATCGCAGCGGTTACTCGCTGGACGAACCGGCTCGCACAGTCACTGGTGCCAACCGCGGCGAGCAAGCCGTCGTCTGCGCGCATATGACGGCCTTCGGCCAGAACGCCGTCGGCAGCTCCCCTGCTGAGCCTACACAGACCGTGCTGGCCGGGGCCGCGCGACATGGTGTCGTCGCTGCATTCTTCGAGCAGGCAAATGGCGGCTTTTATAATGGTGACGGGCGCGCCGCCGACTCGCCGCTTTCAACCATCTGCCAATCCGGCGCCAACCAGCGGCTGGTGAACGCCTACCTGGTGAAGTACTACGGCAATGAGAAGGACGGGATCTCGCTCACGGAGCCGATGCACACCCTACCGACGAAGGATCGGGTTGCATTGGTTGAGGTGGTGCAGGTGCCGGATACGTTGAAGCCTGAGCAGTTGGAAGGCGCCCGCCGCTGCGCCGCCTTCATGCATGAGCATCTTCCGGAACACTTTAAAGACCCGGCCGATTTGGTCATGGTCGGCGGCTACGTGCTGGTGGATATCACCTTGCGCATGCTGCAGCCGCCAGAATTGAAGGCGGCGCAGGGATTCGACAAGGACTACATCATCGACCGCGGCCTGTTCGTCGACCCGGTGACCGGCGCCGAAGAGTGGCGGGACATCAACAAGACCGACCAGGTGCGACTGATCGGAAACAGCGTCTGTCCAGATGAAGCCGAAGCGCTGGTCAGCGCCAATGCCGCCGACATCATCGAGCTTTACCAGCGCCTCGCTGCCTGACTCACGCAAACCACATCTACCAAGGCGCCGTGTTGAGCCATTCGATCAAGTTCTGCAATTGATCGAGGGCGAAGTCTGCCAGCAGCAGGATCAACACCTCTTCAAAAATTCTTTTCAAGGGAAAGTCTCCGGATTCTTAGAGAGACGTTGTGCTCTCTACCATTATCTCCGGCTTCAAACCCTCCCCTCATTCCACCGCCCGGGCATGACCCGGCATAGGACGCCACATGCCCACAGAAAACCGAATTACCGAACCTCATTCCGAAGTGAAGCGCTACCGATTCAAGGGTGCCGCAGGCGAGTACGTATATAACGCCGACTTCGACCGCGTCTCCGCCGAGCGTGACGCCCTGCAGCTGCGCCTGAACGCAGCGGATCAGCGGATTGATGAGATGATCGCGCAGCACCAGGGCGAGCCGGCGCCAGAACCGAAAAACGAGTTTGACGCCCGGTTTCTGCGGAGTATTGACAGCGGCAACGGCCCGTCCGGTTCTTTTTCCCATAACTTCCGGCCCAGTGCATTTAACCATGAGAATTATGGCGCCTGCGCAGCCTGCGGACAGACGCCCAGGGTTTTCGGCAGTTATCAGACCGATCCTATTGGGCCAATGGTCCATGACTTCACTAAGGCCCGCGAATTTAATGCAGCGTCGGCGCCGACGCCCGGTAACTCGTATAGCGATTGGGCCAATAAGGGCGAAAAGCTGGCGCAGCCAGCGCCAGAGCCGCAACCCCGCTACACCGAGTACGTCACACATCCCGGCGAGAGCCTGATGGGCATTGCTAACCGGCAACTTAGGAGCAGTGAGCGCTGGGTCGAGATACGCGATCTCAATGCGCACGCCTTCCCCGACATGCTGCACCACAGCTACTACCCGGTCGGCACTACGATCAAACTGCCAGCCTGACACGAGTACATCTGTACTCCACCCATTTGCAGCAACTCCCTCCCCCTTCAAAGTCAGCCGCTATAGCGGCAAAGGAACAGTCATGCCTGAAGAAACAAAACAGGACGCGGCGGCAGATGATCGTGCGTTGCTCATCCTCGCAGCCAGGTCTGCCCGGATCGATATCGAGTCATGCACCTGCAGCGATCCGAAGTGGCCCTTTCGTCTGGTCGGGAAGACTGGCGTCCGCGCTCACTGGAATCTCCTCATCAACGACGGCGACGCGCTGAGGCTGGCAGTCGTCATGGGTCGCATGGAACGCCTTGGTGTGGCCATTCACATCGTTGAGCCTTACGACGGTGACACCGGGCCTTACACGTACGTGGATGCGGAGCGTTTCGGCGAGCACACCATGTATCACCACTCTGACCCTTTCACAGCGACGCGCCGGGCGATCGTCGAAGCTGCGGCTGAAATCGGGAGACGGTCATGAACCAGCACGAACAGTTCGAAGCCGCTGTCATTGCCCGCATGAAAGAAAGCGGGTTCCTCGAAGTCGAGATACGCGTCGAGTGCCTGGGTCGCTCTGGTGACGGTTACGCCGACGGCTCGATCGATGCCTACTGGCACTTCTGGAATGAATCCCGCGCTGCTGTGGTGATCGAGTTCCCGCTTCGCACACCGTACCTGGAGTACTTCGAGGATGTGGAAGGAGGCTGCTTCGACTATCCGAAATACCTCTCCGATGTGCAGGCTGGCATTCGTGCACAGGGCCTTAAATGCGAGGTGAAATCATGATCGCCCTCGCCTGGTTCGCCTACGTGTACTGCTACAAGGGGCCGCGGTGATGAGCTTGCCCCCGCTGATCAGTAGCCAGCGATACCTGAACCGCGATGTCATTGCCAGAAAGGCTGCCACGTTCAAGGTCTTCGTGGTCAGGACCGTGGATATGGAGATTCGCGGTAAGCCCTACCGCATTCTCCTTGATGGCCACCACAACTTGGCAGCCGCCCGCATCGTCGGCGCCGAGCCCGGCTGGAAAGGTCCGCCGCCCAAGTTCGAGCGAATTATGAAGCGCATGACGGCTGACGACTTTGCCGCCTTCATGATCAACAACCTGACCGACAGCGACTGGTACTTCCACGATACCGGCGAAGTGGTTGCCGACCTTCTAGCGCCCCAGATCTAACCCCTCTTCCACCTACCAGCCTGCCGGTGAACGGCGGGCGAGGAATTTCTATGCCCCTCGGAAACATGCCCGTCATGAAGTGCGCGAGCATCAAATCGATCCCTATGCAGCTGCTTGTGCCCTACGAAAAGCAGGCGCTGCGTAATCACGGCCAATCTCTACAGCGCCTTGCTGAGCGCGGTGGAATGGCTGCCTGCGAAATTCTCGGAATCGTGCGCGAGCTCAGTTGGGGCGAGCTCAAGGTTCGGCCGGACGACGAAGCCGAACTCATCAAGTGGGTCGCCAGCAAATCCTAACCCCCACCTTCTGCCGCCACGCGCGGCATGGAGCATCACCATGGCAAAAGTCACCCTGGATGAATGGGCGGCGGCCGAGTTCAAGACGCCGCCAAGTCCTAACACCTTGCGCAAATGGGCGCGTGAAGGCCGGATAGCACCGCCACCCATAAAGCATGGGCGGAGCTACTATGTAGAGTCTGACGCCCACTACAAGGAACCTGAACGGCAACCCGTCCGGATCGTTGGCGGAAGCCTGATCAGCAGAATAGAGAGAGCACGCAATGGCGCCGAGGCCGCGTAATGCCGGGTCAAAGGACCTTCCGCCCAATCTCTACCGTAAGACCGACGCCCGCAACGGCGTCACTTATTACACCTATCGCGATCCGGTAAATGGTCGCGTGTTCGGCTTGGGCAAAGACAAGGAGGCGGCTATCCGCGAAGCAGTGGCCGCAAATCATGCTGATCATGTTCGACCAACGCTGAAAGAACGAATCGCCGAAAAGCCTGCCGCCCCACAGCGGGCTTTCTCAGGCTGGATCGCAGAATATAAAGTGATCTATCAGGAACGGAGCCAGTCTCCCAAAACAGTCAGCACCGTCAATACGCGCCTAAAGCGAATCGACAAGGAGTTCGGGGCCAAGGACATTCGAGAAATTTCCACGATGAACATCGCGCAGTTCTTGTCCGGGCTCGCCAAGGAGGGCAAAGCGCAGATGTCAAAGGCGCTGCGATCACTGTTGCGGGACGTTTTTGTTGAAGCGATTGCTGCGGGATGGTGTGAGTCGAACCCGGTCGATGCCACGAAGGCTGCACGGGTGACGATCAAGCGAGAGCGACTGACGCTTGATTTTTGGAAGGCCATTTACGCTGAGGCAGATATTCCCTGGCTCAAGCGCGCGATGGAGTTGGCTGTCCTGACTGGGCAGCGAAGGGACGATATTCGATCTATGGTTTTCAAGGACGATCGGGATGGGTATCTGCACGTTGTCCAGTCCAAGACCGGCACACGCTTGCGGATCAGCACGACGCTTCGACTTGAAGCCCTAAACCTCGAACTTGCAACAGTCATAAAGGCCTGTCGCGACCGGGTTGTATCGCAGCATCTCATCCACTATTTCAAATCGGCGAGCCGCGGGAAAGCCGGCCAGGCAGTGGCGCTGCAAGCAATGACTCGAGAGTTCGCGAACGCCAGAGATAGGGCTGCTCTCAAGCTTGGGATCATCCTCGGCAAGCAACCGCCCACCTTCCACGAAATGCGATCGCTGGCCGCCAGGCTGCACAAAGCCGAAGGCCGTGATGCCCAAAAACTGCTCGGGCACAAATCCTCAACCATGACTAGCCTGTACCAAGATATTCGAGGCGCGGAATGGATCGACGTGGCCTAGGAGCCGCGCGAGTTTTGGGGAGGTTTTGGGGATTGTTTGGGGAGGATTTTTTATCCTTATAATATCAACCACTTATCGCGTTACGCCGGTCAACGAACGTGACCGCTTCTACATGGCCATGCTCGCCAGCCTTGGCATCGAGAAAGACAAACCGTTCAACCCGACCGAAGCCCAACGCAAGGCCTTGGAGCAAGGAGCCCAAGTGGGTGAACTGATCGCCAAGGCCAACACGTTCGCCAAGCGGTTCCCCGGTGCACAGTACTGGCCGGACCGGCAATGGGACACCGTGCTGAACATCGCCGAGCCGTCGCAGCGCGTGGCCTATTACGACCAGTTGTGGGAACGCAGTGCCTGGTTTTACGAAGCGGTCACCAACACCAAAGGCATGGTTTCCAAAACCCCGGGCCTGGGCCAGACCTACCTCGGCGCCTACACCGACGCCAAGGGCAACTGGCTCGACGGCGGCAAGCACTATCGCCTGCACGTCGGCGCCAACCCGCCAGCCAGGCAGTTCTGGTCGATGAC